TCGAGTATGTCCGCAAGCAATGCGCCGTTGCGCGCGATGCCATCACGAAGCCGAAGGCCGAGAAGCCCAGGCCGGGGCCGAAATACCTGGACAAGCTGACCCTGGCCCGCAGCGCGCCCCCAAGCGTCCTCGCTTCCCGGCCGGACTTGCGCGCGGCGCTTGAGGCGGCAGAGGTGGGGCAATGATCGTACCCATGGACGTGCGGATCATACTCGCCCTGATGGCCGCTCTGATCGTCATGGCGGCGATTGATCTGATCGACCCTCAGTAACCGGGTTGAATAAGCCGGAATGCGGGCCGCCTGATGGCCTGAATGGTGCCAATCGACCCTATGGGGCCGGGTGTGGTCAAAACGCCTCCACGCCCCCTCTAAATCGATCTGCGTCGCAATCATCTCACGCCCCTCACGATGAGGCGCTGCAATTGCAATCTTCTTGACAGCCGGAGAGACTACACGGCATAGGCGGCAATCGCCTCTGTTTCCGCCGGTCTCCATTGCAATGAAAGCGCACCATGATTTCACGCAAAGCCGTATTGACCGATTCGCCGCACATGTCGTATGCGGAAAACTCAAGCGAAGGGCGGCCCGATAGGGTCAACGCCCTGCTGCTGCATCCCGAAGAAGCAGACGTAATCAAAACCGGCCGGGGCGGTTATCGGCCCGGCGCTGGCCGTAAGCCGAAGCCGAAGGCTATTCCCTGTAGCCTCGGGCTTCGCTGGTGCTGTGCTGAATCGGCTCCCGGCTATTTTGACCGGGCCGTGGCAAGTGTGCGCGCCATGGGCTTCCAGGTTCACGCGCCCATGCAGCCGGTCAGGCGCAGGGTGCCGGTGAAAGCCGGTCAGCCCGAGAAATTCGAGATCGTCAACAGGCCGAAGTTTTTTCAGTACTTTTTCGTGCTTTTGGACCTGGACGGGTTTGATTGGGCGCGCATCCGGCCATCTCAGGAATCAGGCGTATCACGCTTGATACTGACAACGGGATTGCGGCCAGCCCCGGTTCGTCAGGGGATTATCGAGGCATTGATTGCCGACGATGAGCGCCGCGCCCCATTGCCAAAGCAGAGCCGGACCACTTTGGACCCATGCCTTCCCGGTTCGTCCGTGCTGATCGTTCGGGGCCATTTTGAGGGGCAAATCGTTGAGGTTGTGAGGTGCGACGGCTTCACGACGACGGTTCTGCTCTCCGGGTTTGGCGGTATGGTGCCGGCGCGTTTGAGCCGCAATGAGGTATCGACCGAATGAGCAAGGTTCTCGGCAAAATCAGGGAGACCCAGAAGTCCGCATTTCTCAAGCTGTTTAGGGAAATCGGGGTTCTGGCTTGGTGCGCCGACGCTGCTGGCGTGGCTAGGGCAACAGTCTACGAATGGAAAAAGGCCGACCCTGAATTTTTGGCGGCGTTTACTGAGGCCGAAGAGATTGCCGCCGACAAGCTGGAGGTTGAGGCCATTCGCCGCGCCCATGATGGGGTTGAGCGCTATGTCGTCAACCAGGGTCGCATCGTCAACGCCCCGGACGGCACGCCGCTGGTGGAACGCGAGTATAGCGACCAGCTTTTGATACGCCTTCTCATGGCCCGCCGCCGGGATAAGTTCGGCAATCACCAGAGCCTTGAGCATGCGACCAAGGATGACAAGCCGCTTGTGTCAGTGGTTTTGCCCCATAATTTTCGTGACCCGCTGCCGGGTTAATTTAAGGAACCTTCCAGCATGGAGCTACGCCCCCAGCCTGGCGCCCAATTTCGCTTTGCGACGACTGCCGCGGATATTGCGATTTATGGTGGCGCGGCTGGGGGCGGATAGCGAAAGTCGTTCGCCGTCCTCCTTGAGCCTTTACGGCACGTCACCACGAACAAAGAGTTTTCAGCGACATTCTTTCGCCGCAACACGACGCAGATTCGAAACCCCGGCGGCCTTTGGGATGAGTCTCTGAAAATCTATATGCCGCTCGGCGCCAAGCCGGTGCAGCAGCCCCTGGAATGGTACTTTCCAAACGGCGGGAAGGTGAAATTCGCCCATCTGGAGCATGACGGAACGGTTTTTGACTGGCAGGGCAGTCAGCTCCCGCTGATTGTGTTCGATGAGCTGACGCATTTCAGCAAGTCTCAGTTCTGGTACATGCTCAGCCGTAACCGCTCAGCCTGCGGCGTTCGCCCCTATGTGCGTGCCACCTGCAACCCCGATGCGGATTCGTGGGTTGCCGAACTGATTGCGTGGTGGATTGACCAAGAAACCGGCCTGCCCATCCCTGAGCGCTCCGGCGTACTGCGGTATTTTGTCCGCGTATCAGATACGATCATATGGGCAGACCGGCCCGAGGATTTGCCGCGCCAGGAAACCCCGGATGGCATCGTCATCCCGCCCAAGAGCCTGACCTTCATTGCCGCCTCCCTGGCCGACAACCCGGCCCTGATGGCGGCTGACCCGAACTATTATGCCAACCTGCTTTCCCTTCCTCTGGTGGAGCGCGAACGCCTGCTGGGCGGCAACTGGAAAATCCGGCCCGCCGCTGGGCTATATTTTCGCCGCGCCTGGTGCGAGGTGGTGGACGCGGCGCCCGCCGGGTTGCGCGAGGTGCGCGGCTGGGATTTGGCCGCGACCGAGAAAACCGAGCACAACGACCCGGACTGGACGGCAGGCTGCCGCATTGGCCGATCGCCGGAGGGCGTTTTCTATGTGCTCGATCAAATCTGGGAGCGCGGATCACCGCAGAAGGTGCGCGACCTCATCAAGAACACGGCCAGCCAGGACGGCAAGGGCGTAGCAATTTCGTTACCGCAAGACCCGGCCCAGGCGGGCAAGTCTCAGGCGCTTGATTTCGTCAAAATGCTGACCGGATACCGCGTTTCGACCACCACCGAAGCGCGCAACACGTCCGACCAGAGCCCGACACCGTCGAAGCTCTCGGCCAAGATCACGCGCTTCTCCCCCTTCTCGGCCCAGGCCGAGGGCGGGAATGTCAAAATCCTACGCGGGCCGTGGAATACGCGGTTTTTCGAGGAGCTGGAGGCGTTCCCGGACGCCAAGCATGACGACTGCCCGGATTCTGTGAGCCGCGCCTTTGCCGGCCTTATCGCCCCGCCCGAGCCGCCCAAGCCGGTGAGGCTCAACCTCATGGCCAGATAGCATGTTCAAAACCATCTCCGACCGTCACCCGCGCGACCAAGCGCTTCCCGCGCGCGCCTTCACGCTGGCGACCCTCAAGGCGGTGCTGGACGGAACGTTTTATGACGTGCAGCCGTACCGCTGGCACGAGGAGCGCAACGGCGCGGGCGAGTACGTGCCGGTGGCCATGCGCGCGCCGAGCATCCGATATGGCCTCTGCCGCATGGTGGTGGAGGATAGCGTTTCCCTGCTGTTCGGGGATTGCCACTTCCCGGCCATCCAGTGCGATGACGAGGCGACCGTGGATGCGCTCAAGGCGCTGACCAAGGAGATTCACCTCGATCTGACCATGACCGACGCGGCCATGCGCGGCTCTGTTGGCTCTGTGGCGCTGCTGGTGCGCGTGCTGAAGCAGCGGGTCTTCGTGGACGTGTTCGATACGATCTACCTGAACCCGACCTACGACCCCGAGGAGCCTGACCGTCTCGTCCGTGTTACGGAAAAATACAGAGTGAAGGGGGCTGACCTCAAGGCCCAGGGCTATGCCATCGCGCAGACGGAACTGGGCCAGGATTTCTGGTTCTCGCGCGCCTGGGATGACATGGAAGAGACGTGGTTCATTCCGCAGCTTGTCACGGCTGAAACCGAACCGGCGCGTGACGATTCGCGCAGCGTCACGCATAAGCTCGGCTTCTGCCCATGGGTCTGGATCAAAAACCTGCCTGGCGGTGATGGCGTTGATGGCGCCAGCACATTCAAGGCCGCAATCGACACGCAGATTGAGCTTGAATACCAGCTATCCCTGGGCGGCCGCGCGCTGAAGTACAGCGCCGCCCCCACGCTGCTGATTAAAGACCCATCCGGCGAAGGGCCGGGGAAGATTTCAGCCGGTGATGCCATCATGGTTGGCGAAAACGGCGATGCAAAGTGGCTGGAGATAGACGGCAGCGCCGCCAAGGCCACGCTCGAATATGTCCGGGCGCTGCGCGAGGTGGCGCTTGAGAGCATCCACGGAAACCGTAGCAATGCGGACAAGCTATCCGCCGCGCAGTCCGGTAAGGCGCTGGAGCTGCTGCATCAGCCGCTGATCTGGCTGGCCGACAAGCTGCGCCTGACCTATGGCGAGTGCGGCTTGCTGCCGCTCTACCGCATGATCGTGAAGGCCGCCCAGCGCTACCCTATCAAGGTAGCGGGCAAGCCGGTGAAGCTCTCCGATGCGCATGAGCTGACCCTGAATTGGCCGCGCTGGTTCCCGGCGACGGCATCTGACCGCGCATCCGACGCCACCACGCTTACGACGCTGACCAAGGGCGGGCTCATGAGCGAGGAGACCGCCGTGAAGCAGATTGCGCCGGTTTACGAGATTGCCAGCGAGCAAGGCGAACTCGCCGCCATCGCCGCCGACCAGGCGAAGGCAGACGCGAGAAGTGTGGCGCAGCAGGCCGCTGTTGCCGCGACCGTGGTGGAACCATCCACCGCATAACCCGCCCGCGAGGGGCACAACTAGGAGCCGAGATGGCGACCATCGAAGAACTTGAGGCCGAAAACGCGACGTTGAAGGCCGATCTTGCCGCGAAAGCGGCGCGCATCAAGGAAGTGAACGACGAGGCCAAGGGCCATCGTCTGAACGCCGACAATTTCCGCACCCAGGCCGATGAGCACAAGACCGCCGCCGAGAGGGCGCGCGCGGAAGCCGAGGCGAAGATTGCCGAGGCAAATGCCAAGGCTGCCGAGACGATGACCAAAGCTCAGGAACGGGCCGTGACGGCTGACCTGAAGGTGGCGGCGCGTGAAGCCGGTGCCGTGGACATTTCCGACGCGCTGAAACTGCTCGACCGCTCGAAGCTGAAGATCAACGATGATGGCGACGTGGAAAACGCCGCCGAACTGCTGGCGGAGCTGAAGAAGGCCAAGCCGTATCTGTTCGGTGACGCCAAAACGTCCAGCACCGCAGAGCCGCCCAGGCCGAAAGCCGGCGACGGCAAGAAAGCCACCGAGATGACCAAGGAAGAGTACGCCGCCGCGAGGGCGGCAATGCTCGGCCGCAGATAAACCCCTGCCCCGGCGGGGGAGCCTGATCCGCGCTTAGGCAACGCACCCCTTTTCCTTTGACGGAGCCTCCCTCCCGTGAGCATCAACAACTTCCCGACCGCCCTGCAGGGCATCATTCAGCAGAACTTCCTGGAGCGCGAGTTCCAGGATGCCATCCGCGCCAAGCTGGGCTTTCGCGCCGTGGCCGACCGCATGGACTTCCCCAACGGCGTCGGTGAGACCATCACCAAGACCCGCGCCGGGCTGCTGCCGGTAATCACCTCCGCGATGAT